ATGTCAGAACAGGAGGTTTTTATGCGTCAGTTCTATCTTGTAAAGAATCATTGGGGCTATTACATGGCCATAATGATTGATCCAATTACTGGTTTGAAGGGAGCTTCTAAAAGCACTCATTCTAAAGACAAGGTTGAAGCTACTGTGATTGCGGCAGACTGGGTAAAGAATGGTTTGCCGGAAGCTAAGAGTCATTCACGTGCTTTTCTGAATTCTGATTCCGCTTCTCCACAAAAAGTTCAAAGCATTATTAACGGTCTTTCTGCTTCTGATGCGCAGCTTATGTTTTCTATGCTTTCTCAAAAAATGGGCGTATCTGTTGCAACTCCTCTCTCCACGCCTATTCAAACTGTTGCACCTGTTTCTGTTCCTGTTGAAAAACCGGCTCCGAAAAAATCTGACATTAAGCTTGCTGAGTTCTTAATTAACTTCTGGGATTATGATAAGTCTGAAGCTCTTCAACGTTCCTTTGCCAAAGGTAAAAAACTTTCGCGTATGCATACTGATGCAATGAAGGGGCTTGCTAAGAATCACTGGCTTCCGTACTTTGGACCGGACAAGCTTGTTGAAGATTTGGAACAGGATGAACTTGATGACTTTTTCTTTTACCTATACACGGTAAAGAAGCTTTCGGGCTCTACTGTAAACCATGCTATAACTTGTGGAAGTAAGGCTATTGGATACCTTTTTGATAAGCATAAGATTTCGTTTAATCCTATGGCTGGTGCTGAGCGTTATGGCATCAGCAATGAAAAACGTGACATTCCAACTGAGAGTGAAGCTCGTTCTCTCTTGAATTTGAACTGGAGAAACCATCTTGGGAAACTTGCATTTGAGCTTGCCGCTTACTGTGGGTTGCGTGCCGGAGAGATTAGCGGACTTAGAGTTTGTGACCTTGATATGCAGGCTGAAGTTTTGCACATCCGTCATAGCTGGAATGAAAAAGACGGTTTGAAGTCTACTAAGAATACCGAAGATCGTGACGTGCCTGTTACTCGTGAACTTCTTTTGCAGCTTATGAACAGGGCAAGATTGAATCCTAATTATTCTGATTTGAGTTATGTATTTTTCAGTAACGTAAAACCTGAGATTCCTTGCAGGCCTGCTTATTATCAGGACAGCTTTTATGAGGCTCTTAGTGAAATTGGAATTAGCGAAGAACAGCGCAAAGAGAGAAACATTGTATTTCACAGTCTGCGTCACTTCTGCGCTACTCTTCTTGCACAGAGAACTGATATTAAAAATGTTCAGGCTATTCTTGGTCATAAGAGTGCTTCTATGAGCTTGCATTATGCGGACCATGAGACTATGACGCAATTGAATAATATGCGAAGCATTATGCAAGATGCCTGGAAAGAATGTATTATTTCTGCCTGATGTGCAAAAAGGTTTAGAAAAATTAACCTCTGGGTTAAAAATCCTAAACCTTTTTGCTTAACACTTTGGATTTATCATTAAGCCATAACAGAAAACTGTTGTGGCTTTTTTTATGCTCTTTTGCTCTGCGTAAAAGGCCCAGGGAGATTTTTATGGACGAAACTGAAAAAGAAAACATGGAGTTGTTTTCGGTTGAAGAAGCTGCGGCTTACTTGAAATTCAGTACAACTTTTGTTTACCGGCTAGCAAGAGAAAAAAGGATTCCGCATGTAAGTTATGGCAGACACATTATTTTTCGCAAAACGGATTTATATAACTGGCTTGGAAGTATGGTTTGCACTGTTCGTGAACCAGAACACGCAAGTTACGTTGTAAATAAATAATCAGGCAAAGGAGGTTTTAGGCGTGGGAGAAAAGGACACTGTTTGTACCAGCAGCAGTGAACTTGTTCAGACAGAAGAAGCTTTGAAGTCCTGGGAGAAAAAATTGGAAGGCGAATCTCCCAAGGCATTCAAGGCCTTCTGTCTTTTCCGTTCTATGGGCTACAAACGCAGCATTAAAGCCTGCCTTGAGCTGAACGGAATTGAGCCGAATAAGTACGGCTCTTGGGCTCGTTATGCACGGATCTTCCGTTGGAATGAACGTGCAGCAGAATACGATGCGTATATTGCAAAAGAAACTGAAAGGGAGATTTTAGCTGAGCGAGTTGAACGCCGTAAACGCCAGATGGAAATGCTGAACGGCTTTGACGAACTTGTGGCTCAGCGTATTAAAACGCTGAAGCCTGATGATTTGAATGCAGACGGTGCAATGGATTTGCTTGAACGTTCTGCAAAGCTGGATTCGTTTATTACGGGTGCAGACAAAGAAAACAATAAGCCAGTACAAGGCGAGCTTGCAATAACATTTGCAGATTCATTTAAGGATTTGTAATTGCGTGAATTGTTCAAGCCGACAGCTGTACAGAAAAAAGCTTTAGAGCTGCTTAGTTCTTCTGCGAAACATGTTCTGCTTTTTGGTGGTTCACGTTCTGGAAAGACTACGGTTCTTGTAATGGCGATTATATTTCGTGCCTGCAGATATCCTGGAAGCAGACATTTGATTTGCCGCTTTCGAGCAAAGGATGCCAGAAGCTCTGTACTCCATGAGACTCTGCTTCCCTGGCTTAACAAAACGATTGGTGCGAACAATTACAAAGCTAACGTACACGACGGATTGATTACCTTGTGGAACGGTAGTGAGATTTGGATTGGTGGGCTTGGTGATAAGGAACAGGTAGACAGGATTCTGGGTCACGAGTATGTGACGATTTACTTTAACGAAGTGAGTCAGATTTCTTACTCTGCAATTACAACTGCCTACTCTCGTCTTGCAATGAAGGTGGAAGGTTGTAAGAACAAGTTCTTTTATGACTGTAACCCGTGTTCGCCAATGCATTGGGCTTATAAAGTTTTCATCCGGAAAATTGAACCTCGGACGGATGAAAAATTAAACAAGCCGGAACTTTATGCTTCTGCTGTTTTGAACCCAATGGATAACGCTGAGAATCTGGATGAGGATTATATCAGCGACATTCTGGACAACATGCCGGAAAAGCAGCGGGCCCGATTCCGCGACGGTCTTTGGGTAAAACCAGAAGGAAGTGTTTACGAGAAGTTTGAAGAATCTATGATTCTTCCTCGCGACAAGCTTCCTTCTGAGTTTGACAAATATACTGGAGGTCAGGATTTTGGCTTACATATTGCAGCTGTAAAGATTGGTTGGATTGGTGACTGTGTTTACGTTATAGGTGACTATGGCGGATTCAACATAACAACTAAAACCAGCGTTGAAAACCAGACTGCAAACGGATGGTATGACGAATGCTTTGTCACCTACTGCGACCCGGCAGGTGGAGAGAGAATTCAGGAAGTACCTGGAGGTGTTAAGGCTAATAACTCTGTGGATGCAGGAATTGATTACATTATCGCATTGATTGAACGCGGAAAGTTTTTTGTTTGCAAGGACTGTACCGGCGTTCTTGGTGAGATTTGGGATTACTCTCGTGACGAGAATAATCAGATTGTAAAAGTAAATGACCATTACATGGATGCTATGCGTTATGCGATTTTCAGCGCGGTGACCAGCGGCGTGGTAATGGCATAAGTTTTTTGGTTTACCGATAATCTAGGAAATAGAAAGTGAGTTTATTCAGAAGAAATCAGCAGAAGCAATTACAAAGTTTTGAACAACTCAATGGAGAGACAGTTGCTGAGGATTTTTCTGTGCATGAGAAAAAGGCCTGCACAGATCCTTATCTTCAACATGCCTGGGTTTCTGTGTGCATTGATATTTTAACTCGTAACGTAGCGAGAGCTGAATTTGAAGTACGTAAAAATGGAACAGTAGAACGTGACACTGCTCTTGCAAATCTTTTTCGTTTTCCAAATAAAAATCTGAGCCGCTTTGATTTATGGAAACAGACTTGTGCCTGGTGGAGTCTGGATGGTGAAGCATTCTGGTGGTTCGGAGAAAATTATGTCTGTGGGATTCCAACTGAGATTTACATTCTTAATCCGCGATATATGCAGCATGTCGTTGACGGCGGAAAAATTACCAAATGGGTTTACACGGAAGAAGGCAGCGGATGGCCGCTGATTATTCTTCCTGATGAGGTAATTCATTTTAAGGACTGGAACCCATGGAATGTCTACAGGGGCGTAAGTCCGCTGGTAAGTTTGGGGCTTGAGGTTGAACAGGATTTACTTGCGGCAAAGCAAAACACAGGCTTGCTTAAAGAAGGAGGAGTTCCGAAAGGTTTACTGAAGACGGACCAGGTATTAACAGAAGCTGAAGCAGAGCTTTTAGCGAGAACCTGGGACAGGAAATATGGCCGCGGTATGAAGAATCTTGTTGCTGTTTTGGGTAAAGGTACAGAGTACCAGCCGCTTACTTTTAGCCCTGATGTTCTGAAACTTTATGATATGAAAAAGTGGAACTTGTATACACTGCTCGCGAAATATGGAATACCTCCACGAGTGGCTAACATACAGGATTCCAAGAGCTCCTTAAGTGGTACTGATACAGACAGTCAGCACAGAGCTTTTTGGAACTATACATTAATTCCCCTCCTTAAGAATTTTGAAGAGGTTCTTGAGGTGCTGTTGTTCAGAAGATTTAATCTGCCTGAAACTGGTGTATTTAATCTTGATTCTATACCTGAGTTACAGGAATCAGAAGATGCCCAGAGTAACAGGGATATTGCAGAAATCAATGCCGGCTTGAAAACCATTAATGATGTTCTGCGTAAACGTGGTGAGAATACAAAACCATGGGGTGATACCTGGTTCAGAGCTTCTTCATTGGTTCCTGTTGAACAATCTCAATAACAGAAAGAGGTACAAAAATGAAAAAAATCATAATTGCAGTATGTGATGATTTTACAAAAGAAATTATTACTCATTGTGCAAAGGCAGCAATGCCTTCGCTGCAGATTGTAGATGGTTCAAATGATACTGACATCATTTATCATTTGAAGAGTGCTGAGGATGATATTGTCATTTTTGATAAGTATTTTCTGAGTTATGTTCTTCGATTCAAAATGACAGCTTTGCGTGTTTATAACAACAGGCTTCGGATTATTTTTGTTGAGCAGGGAGACTGTTCAAGATTCTTTGGTCTTCGAGTTTACGATCTTAAAGCTGATGGCTTTATTTGTAATATTCGTAACAAAAAAGAATTTGTGAATAAGCTGCGTAATATCTTTTCTGGCGAGAAGATTTTTCCGGAAGAGGTTTTAGACAGTCTGGATTCAAATGGACATTTGCGTTTTCGCAAGTATTGTTCTGAGATTACCGAAATGGAGCTTGAGATTGGTATGTATCTTGGAGAAGGAAAATCAATCAAACAAATCAGTGGACTGGTTAGTGCATCCGAAGGTGCTGTTGGCATTCATATCAGCAGACTTAAAAAGAAAATCGGTTTTGAGAGCATGAAAGATTTTAGTGTTCTGAATAAACAGCTGGAAAAAATAAACTTAAGGAGCTGGAGTTGTTAGTAAAAATTGACGGAGTGGAAAACAATGAGTTTTCCAGAAACAAGAATCTGTTTTTGTCTTTCTTAAAGGACAATACACATTCTGGAAAACTTTCGCCTCAGGTTGAAGTTTTCAAAAGCATTGATGTACAGAAAGATTCATTCCATTGGGTAATGAGTACTTTTGATGTAGACCGTGACTTTGAAAAAGTCGACCCTGCCGGATGGAACTTAAAGAACTATCTTGCGAATCCTGTAATTCTCTGGAGTCATGATTACTCTATTCCAGCGATAGGATATGCGGAGAATGTGAAGGCTGATACAGTGCTCGAGGGAGATATTGTATTCAACTCAAAAGAGTTTGACGAGTTCGGATGGAGTATTGGGGAGAGAGTTAAGGCCGGCGCTTTACGCTGCGGCTCTGTTGGATTCATTGCGGAGGAAATTGAGTTTCTTGAAGCCAAAGACCGCGAATGCGATCTGATTTTCCGAAAGCAGGAGCTTTTGGAATTCTCTATCTGCTGTGTTCCGGCAAATCCATTTGCCCGAAACGGAGAGAAAAAACTGGAGATTACGGAAGTAATTCAGGAACCTGAGGAGCTTACGTTTTATGACAAATTGAGTAAAGGCCTGGCACGGGCTTAGAAGTGCAAATAAAAACAGAGCTGCTGACAATTGGAACCTGCTGGCAGCTCTGTTATCCAAGTTACCTAAGGAGGAAAACTTGAACGAAGTAATTGTATCACTGCAGCAGAAATTAGAGAATATGAAAACTCTTGTTCCTACAGAAGCTGCAACACCAGAACAGATTTCGAAGTATTTAAATGAGAATGAAGAAATCATTGCTGGTATTTTGAAGGCTGCCGACAGTCAGACAACTGCAACAACAAGTGAGCTTGAAGGAATTAAGGAAGCTGTAAAAGAGCTTCGTAACCTTATGCGTAAAGCTGATGCCGAAATGAAACCACTCTCTTACAGAGATGTTTGTTACAATCTTGGTAAAGCTTTGTACGCAGCCTGGAACAAGGATGCAGAAACACTCGGCCAGCTTAAGTTCTGTCCGAACATAAGAGCTGAAAAATGGAACAACCCGAAAGACTTCTCCTGGGAAACCGGAAAAGGCTTTGTGCCATCTAAAGCTGTTCTCGGGGAGCCAATCGGAAACTTGGCAAATAATGACCAGTATCTTATCAATCCGATTTATGAAGAGACAATCATGCAGGAAGCTGCAAAACAGTCTCAGATGATGAACCTTGTTACCCCCGCCCTATGAGCGGACCATCCATTTTTATCCCGGAAAGAGACCGCGGCGGAATCGAATTGAAGTGGCTGACTTCTTACGGTCAGAAAATCGACGCAACAAAATCAAACATGCCGACAAGAACAGAGCTCAAGGCTTATACCTTGGCTGGTTACGTTCCATTCTTCGATGAGTTTGGCGAAGATGTTTTTGTAGACCTCGGTAAGCTGTTCCTCGAAGATTTTACAGAAGCCTACGGACAGGAGTTTGACCGTCAGTGTCTTATTGCAGACGATGACCCGTTCACAGGTGCAATGAATATGGAACACGCAGAAGTCTGCCGCATCCAGAGCACAGACGAATCAAAGCTCACATACCTCGACTTCCGCAAGGCAGAGCTTCAGGTTGAGCCGGAAGAAAGAAAATATTGCAAATGGTTCCTTCATGAAACCTTCCTCAGTCATATCGCAAACATTCAGGACGACAATCACAATCCAATCTGGAGAAAGCCAGGCGACGGAATGCCAGGAAAAATCGATGGATATGATGTTGTTGAAAGTCGCCTGATGCCGCAGCTTGCAGACATTGAAGCTGACAGCGTGATTGCCATCTTTATGAATCCAAAAAGAATCATTCACGGCAACCGCAAAGGAATTGAAATCAAACGTTTCGACGAAACAACAGAAGGCCTCGAATATGGAGAGCTCTTTATGCGATTCCGCAAGCGTGATGGATTCCTTGTGACTCGTCCTAAAAAGAATATGGTCTTGCTCAAAACAGCAACAGAATAACAAACAACAGTCCAAAGATAGAGGTGGTAAAGCTAAAAAATTGCTTTCGCAATTTTTCTTAACGCTTTGCTATAGCATAGCTTTGGAAAGCGGAGGCGAAAATTCCCTAACCGAAGTGAAGGCAAATGCAAGGCTGCGTAGCACCCGAAGGGCTTGGCCTTGTATTTGACTGAATGGAGGTTATACTAGCCTTTGCCCCGCTTTTTCCGATGACGGAGAAATATGAAACCTTTCACATTTGAAGAACTACAGAAAATATTAGAGCTTAAAGCTGAGGAATTAGAAACAGACTCTTTAATATTTGCAGCAACAATTTCTTACATTGAAAAGCTTTTAGGTTACACTCTTGATGATAAGAATTACAATGAATTACACACAGTAAAAGACTGTATGGTTTTTACAGAACACGAAAACATATCTGAAATGATAAACATCATTGATATGACAACAAAGCTGCGTGTTCCAAATTGTGTAATTGATGGACATCGTATTTTATTCATAGATCCAAAACTTGAAGGTCATGTTGTCTTTCTGAATTATAATGCTGGTTTTACAGAAGAAACATTACCGGCAGACTTAAAAGAAGTTATAGTAAAACTTTTCCTTCTAAAGAAGAAAGACTTTATTAAGCAGACAAATCTTGATGATGAAACAGGATTTGAATTACCACAGGATATTCAGTCTGTAATCAATTTATATAGAAGAAAATGTTTATGAAAAGTTTTGAGCCTGTTTATAAAGAACTGGAATATCTCTTAATTCAGAAGCTGCCTGACTACATTGAGAAAATCAATAAGGAGCATAATGACGGGATTATTCTTAAACCTTTTGAAAACACGACTCTCGCAGAGAACTGTATCAAACTGCCTTTATTTACATTTAGTATAGAAGAAACTGAGTATTCTGAGAAAGACAGGATTATTGAAAATACAATTTATACAGTTAGCATTGAATTAAAACTACAACCAAACATAGAACTAAGACCAATTATATTCTCACGTTATTCTGAAGCCATAGCATTAATTATTCAGAAGAATGATATGTGGATTGACCGTAAAATAACAAACTCTAAGGGAAACAAAATAGTTATGAGGATTACGGTGTGATATTATTTTGAAACATAGAAAAAACAGCAAAGATTATGATATAATATTTTCAAATATGATAATACAGAAATCAGAAAATCAGGATATAGAATTTAAGCAAAGCTGGCAGGATGAATACCTCAAATGGATTTGTGCTTTTGCTAATACAAAAGGCGGAATCCTTTATATTGGTGTAAACGACAAAGGAACTGTAACAGGTGTTCAAGATTTTCATAAATTAAGCGAAACAATTCCTCTTAAGATTACAAAGAGCATGGGCCTTTTATGTGATGTATCTGTTGCTGATGATTCTGACAATAATTTGAAATATCTGATTATCAAAGTTAATAAGTATGAAAATCCAGTAAGTTATCATGGAAAATACTACAAAAGAGTTGGTTCAACCACACAGGAAGTTACCGGCTTTGAATTAAATGATTTGATTCTAAATGCTTATGGACTTTCGTGGGATGCTGTTTCCATTCCTGAAGTTTCTTTAAAGGACTTAGATGAACGAGCATTTAAGGTATTTAAGACATGGGCTATAAGAACTAACCGCTTTAAGGAAGAAGAACTCGAAATATCAAATGAAGCTCTTTTGCAAAATTTCAGAGCCTTTGATAAAGAACGGCTTACACGTGCTGCAGTTATGGCTTTTCATCCAGATCCTGAGAAATGGGTAATTGGTGCATATACCAAAATCGGTTATTTCGCAAATGATGCCGACATTCTTTTCCAGGATGAAATTCACGGTTCTCTTATGACACAGGTTGAAGATGCCCTTGATATTATCTACACAAAATATATGAAAGCCCTTATTTCATATCCAGATGAGATTCATAGAGCAGAAACTTACTTCTTCCCTCGTGGAGCATTTCGAGAATTGTTACTGAATGCACTTATTCATAAGGATTACACAAAGCCATATCCTATTCAGATTCTGATTTACAAGGACAAGATTGATATCTGGAATATTGGAGAAATGCCGGAAACCGTAAAGATTGAAGACCTTTATAAATTACATCATTCTGCTCCAAGAAATCCTAAGATTGCTGATATTTTCTTTAAGTGTGGATTTATTGAATCCTGGGGTCGCGGATATTTCAAGATTAAAACAATTTGTGACGAGCAAAATGCAACTCTTCCAGAACCAAAGGTTGTAAGTGGCGGTTTTTCTGCTATTTGTAATGCTTCTGAAACTTATAAAAAACTTGCAGCAGAATATGGCATTGACGGATTCGCTGAAAGTGCACAGAAAATGCCTGGAAGTTCCGAGAAAGTTCCTAGTAAGTTCCGAGAAAGTTCCGAGAAAGTTCCGAGAAGTTCCGTTGCTGTATTTGAAGCAATTAGAAATAATCCTAATGCTACTACAAACGATTTAGAAAAAACTCTTGGAATTACAGATAGAGCTATACGAAAGCATATAAAGATTCTAAAAGATCTTAATATAATAGAACGAGTTGGAAGCGACAGAAACGGCTATTGGAAAATCATAAATTAATTGTGCCGATTCTGTTGGCACAATTTATGCAATTTCAAATTGCACAATGGAATACGAAGTAATTGATTAAAAGAATAATTAAAATGTTAAATGAAAAAAAGTTTAAGGAAAAACTGAATGCTATTGAGTTTTCGGACATTTCCAATAAGTTTCCTAAGGAATATCTAACAGTTGATTATGAACCTTTATATTCTGTTTTTCGTACTTTAGATAAACAATGCGTCTGTTTCTTAGATGAGAATTACAGAACAGATACAACTCTTATTAATTGTCTTAATAATTTATTTATAAAAGAAACATCAGCAGAAAAAAAAGAAATATACTTCTTTGACTTTAATGGTGTACACTGTACAAGGGCAAATGAATTCTGTTCTTTTGAAAGTTTTATGCAAGAACAATATGAACGAAATAAAGATGAAAAAAAATATTCAGATTACGAAACCGTTAAATATGAAGTTTTTAATACAGTAAGTCCTGTTGATAGCAATCCATTAAAAGGCGCAATAATACTTACCTGGTCTAATAAGATTTATGCAGATACCAGTAATAAAAGCCATAGATTTGCATTAATGTGTAAAATGAATGAGCTTGATAATAGAAATGATTCTTATTATTTTGATATTACAAAGTATTCACTCAACGAGGATGCAAAAAAAGAATTTCTAGAAAAATATCTTGGCTTTATTATTAAAGCTGAAACTGCAAATAAAATAATTCAGGCATATTCAGATAATCCATTAATGACGTGGGAATTTTATAGACCGTATTGGAAATCAAGTAATGATGATGTTATTGCTTTCATATTCAGGAAAGAAAAGAATTACCATACAGCTTTTCTGAATTCTGAAAATGCGATTTGTATAAATAGTCTGTTAGATAGTTGATAAAAAATTAAAGGACTTTAACATTCAAAGAATAATAGAATTAAAAAAAGGAATAAATAAAATGAGAAAATTTAGTGATTTTGAAAAAAAAGTATTAGATTTAATAATCAAACTTTTTAATAATAATCAAACAGTTTGTGCTGAAAATATTTTGTTTGATTTAGAAGGTATATTTGGTCTTAGTATAACCTGTGGCTTTCATGTTATTAATAGAAATGATGAATTAGAATTAGTCTATAACTCACAAAGATTTAATACGCAAGAAGATTTTAAAAATTTATTTTATGATAAAATTGCAAAATTATATGAATATTATCTCTTAATGAAATATTTGGAAGAAAATGAATATATTTTTTTAGCAGAAGCTGATTTATGTGTAAAACAAGATGATATATGTGATACAACAACAGATTTTATAAAACCTTCACTTTCAAAGAAGTTAAAGCCATATTTTTCTTCATATTACTATCCTACAAGTAAACTATATAATATGGTTGAGAATGATTATTTAGATTTAGAAGCTCAAAAAATTAGAAAAGAAGAAATCAAACAACAAAAGAAAGAAGAAGATGATAAAATAAAACAATATAAATTAGAAATTAGACAAAAGAAAAGTGAAAATATACAAAAAGTCCAATATTGGACTACTACTATTATTGCAGTAGCTTCATTTATTATATCATTGATAACTTTTTTTGTTCCAATTTCTATAAAAAAAGGAAACGTTGATATCAAAATATCTGATATTGAAAAAGAGCCTATTGAAATTGAAGTCAAAAACATTGAACAAAAGAAAGCATTGCCTATAAAAATAGAAGAACCTATTGAATTAGAAAAGCAAGATCCTATTCCTATTAATGTCAATGTTACAGTAAATAAAGAATCCACTAAACAAAAAGTAAGGACATTAAAAAATCTGAGCATCGAACGATTTGACCTAAAAGGTTAAGAAAACTGAACCTTTTTGCACACGGCTTTGGGCTTACACTTGAGCTATGAAAGTTCAAGGTAGAGACTGCACACTGACGATAGCAAAAGACGGAGAATATTATCCATTACCTTACAGCGAGGAAACTGTACGCACTGCGTCCAAAGGCTACGCTCTGCCTGGAGTGATTGGCTTAAGGAACAGAGAGAAGCTTGTTGAAACCGGCAAGGCAATCACTGGCTGCGTGGTTACGAGACTTGAATATAATAATATTCTTGCTCTGTTCCTTTTGCTTTTTTATTCGAATGAAAAGTTTGATATTCTTGTAGACCGTGTTTGTGAAAAGCTGATTTATAAAAATGTATCTGTAAAAGATTTTGAGCTTCGCGCAGAAAATAATGAACCTCTTTATTTCAGGCTTGATGTAAAAGATAACGATGATTCTTTTACTACTGGCTGGGATATTACTACACCCTCTTTGCCATGGAACGAGTGCCGTACTTTTTATTATGACGGCCACAGTGTAATTGCAGACTTAAAAAAGTTTCCTCTTGTTTACCGCTTTGAGCTTACAGGAAAGTTTACTGAAAAAGCAAAGTATCAGATTACTCTGTACTTTCCATTAAACACAGAACATTATCCGACTCAGAATAAAATAGAAAAGCTTACTATTACACTGGACCAGCAATTTGGAATCTGGTTAGACCTTTATGACCTGAAGCCTCTTGATGATATGGCAGACATCAACTGCGCTGACACAGTGCTTTGTTATCAGAAGTTTGAAGTAACAGGCATTGTTGTTTTTAATATCCGTAACAGCGAACAGAACACACAGGTGGTGCTATGAGATTTTACGAGTTACCGCCTGAAGTTGAAAAAAAGATTTGCGATACTGATGCTCGGCCTTTTGTTCGTATTGTTCTGGAACTTAGTGGCGGCGATGTTTATATTCCGGACTCTGATATTCTTGAATGCGTTGCAACTTCTTATAACACGGAAGCTGGTGGAATTGTAAACTGCGGCGAGCTTCTTTTGAAAGGCATTTATGACAACGAAAAGAATCCGGAATATGTTCCAGGGCTAGGCGTTCAGATCTGGTATTGCTTTGGAGACAGAACTAATACATTTTTCCGCTTTCATATGTTTGTGGATGATAGCGGATTTCAGAGTCAGGAGACTGGATTTCTTGATAAGACTACCAAGGTACATCTGATTGATTTGAGTACAAAGCTTGATGACACAAAGCTGCAGCGAAACTGGACAGATGCTCAAACAGTTGTTCACTCTGTTGTTTGTGACAGACTGCAACCGGAGAAATCTCTTGTTCATATTATTGCGGCTCGTGGGGGATTCGTGCTAATGAGATTAACTGCGGCTCTTTACCTTTTGACATTCCTTATGTTGTTGTGGCTGGTTCTGCATGGAAGGAGCTTTGTGCTCTTGCTAAGGCTTATGACGCTGTTGTGGAATGCGGTAAGGATTTGACTCTGAGTTTTATAGAAAGTCCTTATGATACAGAAAATGATTACAGTGAAGATTCTGATTTTACTTTGGACGAAACTCAAATTACTCATTACAGATTTTTTAATAACAATGATAAGTATGCGAATAATATTCGTTTGAAATATACACGCTATGTACAGACTGAACGCCAGGAGCTCTGGAGTTATAGCGATGCGCCGGTTTGGTATGACGAGGATATGAGGCCTTATTATCCGTTTACGGATGATTCTCGAAAAATCATTTCTGATAACGATTACCAGGCAATTTATACGGCGAAGAATGATGAAGGTAAAACTAGGAATGTTGTGTATGCGGATGAGATTACCAGTGAAGAAGAATTTGTCCGTGATATGCAGATCGCCGGGTCAAGCCCGACGATGACACCATCGTTTGAAATTGTGCAGTACGATACTACGACTTACAAAGACAGAGCGATTGTGCAGCTTTCTCGAAATGGAGATCTGATTGGTTTGTATAAGGCTGCGATTTATGGTCATGCAATTATTTCTGAAACTAACTATAGCATTTTTGTAAAAGACGATAACGAGATTGCAGCTAAAGGTCAGATTGTAAAAAACATAACATCGAAATATCTGTCTGATGATTTGTTTGAAGATGAACCTTTCTGCCAGCGTCGTGCGAAAGATCTTCTTCAGGACTGTATCAACTGTAAAGGCGGCTATTACCTGACAACTTATCTTCCGCTGATTCATGCCCGTGTGGGAGCTTTTATGGATATTCGGCTTAATGCTCAAAGTGGATTTAAGAAAGTGAGAATTGATGAACTCACTTTTAGATATAAAAAGGAAGATGCTTTATCTTCTGAAATATGGGTAACAAGAGTTTAAGGGGGATAGAAATCGAAAACATTGAATTGTTGGTTAAGTCGATGAATGGCTTACAGGTTGAGCTTTCTGGATTCAGATCTGAAATGAAAGAATTTAAGAAAGCTGTGGAAAAAAGAATGGACTGTCTTGATTCGAGAAGTACTGCCTGCCAGTTTAATCCGAATGTATGTGCAACTGCTCGTCGTCTTGAAGAACATATCAAGGCTGATAATGGAAAAGCAGGAAGAAACATGGCTGTGATTGCCTGTGTTATTTCCTGCTTTAATGTGGCCGTTACGATTATCACTTTGATTGTGAAAGGAATATGAGATGGATACTACGAATTTAAAAATGAGGCTTATGCTTGAAGCTGAAAAAGAAATTGTTGAAGGACTGACTGAAGCTGAACGCTACCGCTACTTTCTTGGGCGGATGCAGTTTCTTCGTTATGAAAGCGGAAAGGAAAATTTGATTAGTTCAGATTGTTCAGGTTCAGTATGCCTGGCAGTGTTGCTTGCAACTGGCTGTGCAATTCGTGTAACTGCAGATGCCTTGTTCAGAAAATACTTCACAAAGAAGAATCCTGAAAAGGATGATATTCAAGCAGCTTTCTTCATAACACTTTATGACAGAAAACTTGGATCCAGGATCTACAAGGAAAATGAAGTTTGTCATGTGGCTGGAGTTTGTGGCCGTGATGTTGTTCTGAACTGTGTGGAACCTTATTCGGAGCTTCGTTCTCTTTCTGATATGAAGCCTTATTACCAGGCAAATGATTACCGGGTGATTGTTCGTGGCTTGGATAGAGAGGCTTTGCAGAAAGCCAGTGATGATAACGTGGATTTGTTTGGAGCTGACTATCAGTTTGAGCAGATTCGAAATGCAATTGACGGAGCTAGAGGATGATTAGTTTTCGATTTCAACGATTGATTGAAAAGCTGCTCAGCGTGAAGTTTGTCATCTTCATTGTTCCGACTGTGCTTAAATGTTTTGGGATAATCGGTGGAGCTGAATGGCTTACGGTTACTATGGCTGTGATTGCTGGTCGTGAGGTTCAGAAGTTTAAGGACTTTAAGTTTACAAAGAAGGAAACGGATGAAGAAAGTTTGGGAAGTGATTAAAAAAATCTTTGTTTGGCTGGGAGCTGTGTTTGTGGCAATATTCACGGTTCTCTTTGTAAAGGAGATGCCGAAACAAGTTCGGCATGACGATGTGGAGGATGATACGGATGAGATTAACACGAAAGCTGCGGCTAAACGGGACCAAGCGATTGCTCGTATTGAGCGTGCTGATGCTCGTGAGCTTGCAGAATCTTATGGCTCAGTCTCGATGCAATTGCCGACGGAAAAGAAAGATTCCGAAAACGCTGCCAGAGAACTGACGATTGAGGAAGTTATGCAAATTGCAGAAGAAGAAATTGAGAGAACGGCTCAAGAGGCAGTTAAGTCTGCTTTACTGGAAACTGGTGGCGAGCTTGCTTTTGAAAAAGAGAGAGCTGACCAGTTGGAAAAACAGAAGCTGGCCTTGGCCTTGGAATTGGAAAACAAGAAGTTAAAAGAAGCTGCTGAAAAGAAAAAGAATCAATTCTTTTATGGAGCTTTGATTGGTGGTACTGGTGGTGTTGTTATTACGTCGCTGGTGTTTGGAATTATTGGAGGACTAATAAAATGATTTCAAGTAAAGGAAAAGTTCGTGGCTTGGTTACGGTTACTGTTCGTGACTGTAATGGTAATGTGAAATATTTTAAAAATGGGTTCTGGCGTTCCCTTCTCCGAATGAAAGAACGACCTATGATTTTCAAACATCACAATACTATCACAAGTCAGGGTGATGGTTTGATTGCAGATTTACTTGTAAGTAATCCTACTCAGAATAAGGTTGATTCTACAAATGGTTATATGAGAGTTGGTACTGGCTGGACCGGCTCTACTCCTAAGAACAACACAGGAGTAAATACTCCGACAGGTTCTTTCAAAAAGCTGGATTCTACATTTCCAAAAACTCAGGCAGCCTTTGGTTCTTCCGGACAGAATGTTGTTCTTTATAGAACAAGCTTTGCTGCAGGTGATTTGAATGCCAACGGTATCAATGAAGTTGCACTTATGAATGGAAACACAAGTGCTGCTAAATGTCTGGCTTATGCTCAGATTACTCCGGCAGTAAATGTGACTTCTGCAGATAGCCTTCAGATTGACTGGCAGATTACTGTAAGCGGTTCTTGATATGAGTTACTCTATTGTTGGAAACGACAGAAATCCTACTGACTTTCTTACCTGGCATGAAGTTGAAATTGATGATGATGAATATGAGGATATTGAAGGTGAAATTGTTGATGAAGATGATATTTTTGGTTACAGAGCTGTTTGCCCAAAGAACTCTAATTCAACTTCTGTAACTATTTTCTATTATTACTATGCTCCAACTTCTGAATGGTATTGGGACTATAACTATGGAATAGATTATCAGCCGGTTATTCCTGTTGTATTTGCAGCAAATGAAAATAGGGAACTGACTCAATGTCTTAATGTATCTTTTAATGAAATATCACTTAGAGGTCAAAGTAATGGCTGGAAAAGTTTTAACGTAGCTTTGACTCGTAAACTAATTGCAGGGGAAAGGATTGTATTTGGACTTTATTCAGATTTACTTGGTTATACTGCAACCGGAGAAATTGAAGATGCACAAACTACAATGTCTTATTTCTACTGGAGCCGTGCGCGACGTTCTGTTATGCTTCGCAGATTGCTTATATAAGTTCACCAGATTTTATCAGCCAGCAGAGAAATATTTTTTCTGATTGGGAAATGTGCATCTATATGCAATATGAAAATGAAATTGAATCTGTTGCATATACTAGAACTGTGCTTGGAAATGTTAGAGTTGCGACTGGTAACAGTAGAAAGCTTGTTTGGAAAAGGACTATGCTTACTTCGGGGAATCTTACGGCTTTGTATACCAGAAAATCAAACTGGAAAAGAAATACGGCTTCAAATGGACTTATAACATCAGCTGGATTCAGTTCTAATCACATTTTCAGAACTGCCAGCGACAGCAAGAATTTTTCTGATGATTTTGATAAAAGAAGTTTCTTTTTCAGAAGGCATGAGGACCAGGAAGGAATTACTGCCAGGAACTCTCGTTCTAATAGAATGAAGAAGGAATATTCTGATGGTTGTTCATTTTCTGATTCTCTACAGCAGCTTCTTTTGATTATCCGTTCTGTATTCTCTAATGGCGACGCTTTGGATTCTTCAAGTCATGTTGCGGACTACAAGAGACTGCCAGAATCTGTTGTGGATGATAAAGAATTGATTATTCGCTCTGGAGATAATTTCCGTAGCTTTATTGATGAAGTTGATTTTGAGGCTTTGCCGTTTGCATCACGTTTATTCTTCAGAACTGTACAGACTGTAATAAGCGTTTGGGATTGGCTGCGCGGAAAGATTCGGGAAGCTAATAATGTTGTGACTTTGTTCTGTCCGATTGCAGATGAAATAACTTTGGAGTGCAGAATATGAAACGTATTTATAAGAATAAAACAAAGCTCAGGATTTTGATTGATACAAAATGTGATTTATCGGGCTATCAGACTGTAACGATTGCAGCTCGTAAACCGGATGAATCAGAAGTGACTTTTCCTGCAGTTGTAAAAGATGAAGAAGGTGGAGTGATTTTTTATGATGTGCAGTCTGAGGAAGATATTGACCAGAGCGGCTGGTGGAGCTTCTGGCCGGAAGTTATTTTTGATGATGACAGGACTGCACGTGGGATTTCTGTGAGGGTATTTGTTTATGAACGATGAGAAAGAAAAAAAGAAGAAGAAAAAGAAAAAAGAGCTTAAAGAGTTTTTATCTGAATCGGTGAGAGATGTTTCAAAAGATTTTATTCAGAAAATCAGTGACGATGTAAATGTATATAAAAAAATCAGAATGATAAATGGATTACCGCCAAATTTTGAGGCAGATGAATTTGCTTCCTGGTGGAACATCGGGAGATTCTATCTTTGCCCTGATGTTCTGACTTTGTTTTATGACCATTGGGATGAACTTTGCGAAGGAGACGGAGGACTGCTTGGAACTTTTGAAGATTCTCAAAAGAAAATGATCAGCATGTACAGGCTTGCTGTTGAAAACAACTTTATAAGGAAACGTGTATGAGCTCAAAATTTGAAGAGATGGAAAAGAAATCAATTGACTCGCTGGCTAGGACTATAAAGACAAATCTTTATATTGCCGGTGAGATGCAGTTTTCTGATATCACTAACAGAGATTTTTTTATTAAGGCATATTCTCAAAAAATCCGTTACTGTATTTCCTGGAATAAGTTTTTAATCTGGAATGGAACCTGCTGGCAGATTGATACTCGTGGACGGGTTGAAGAAATGTGCATTGACTTTATTCACAAGATGTACAGGGCTTTGCGAAGTATTGATGATTTACAGTTGAAGATTCTTTTTGAGAAGCATCTTGTAAGAAGTGAAAATTACAGACGCATTCAGGGAATGGTTGGACTTTTGAAAATGAGTAAGGATTTGAAGGTTGAAGATTTTGAGTTGGATAAGGATCATCTCCTCTTTAATACTCCGACTCAGACAATTAATTTACGAACTGAAAAAATAAGAGACCCAAGCAACAAAGATTTGATTACAAATAAAAGTAATTTTGTTTTTCAGAAGGATGCTAAATGCCCGACCTGGAATCTTTTTCTGCAGCAGATTTTTAATAAGGATAATGATTTAATTCACTTTGTTCAAAAAGCAATGGGATATGCATTAAGTGGCGATGTAAGCGAACAGTGTCTATTTATTTTGTGGGGAACTGGAGCTAATGGTAAATCTACATTCTTGAATGTGCTTCATCATCTTTTTGGTGACTATGCAAGAAGCACGATGATTGAAACTTTTATGAAGAAGAACAGCGAACAGAGTAATGACCTGGCACGTCTTAAAGGTGCGCGTCTTGTTACCACGAGTGAGATTGAACAAGGAAAACCTTTGAGCGAAAGCTTGATTAAAACTGTTACTGGTGAGGATGAATTGACAGCTCGATTTCTTTATGGGGAGTATTTTTCTTTTAAGCCAACTTTTAAGATTTTTATGGCGACAAACCATAAGCCGAAAATCCGTGGTGCTGATAACGGGATTTGGAGACGTATTAAGATGATTCCTTTTACTGTAACTATACTACCGGAACAAAGAGATAAGAAGCTTACGGAAAAACTGATTGCCGAGAATAGCGGGATTTTGAACTGGCTGATTCAGGGATATGCGATGTGGAAAAAGGAAGACCTTGAAGATCCGGATGCGGTTCGCCAAGCAAATGAGGAATATCGAATGGATATGGATGCGGTTGGAACTTTTGTGAATGACTGTCTTGAGTTGGATGCAGCTTTGCAGTGGAGACTGCATACTAAGATTTTATACGAGACTTACATTAAGTGGTGTGCGAAAAATAATGAACGGGTTATGTCACAGAAGTGGCTGGGGCTTAGGATGAGTGAGAAAGGTTTTAAGAGGCTGAGTTCTAATGGGCAGAGGTACTGGCTGGGACTGGCAGTGAAAATTGAGTGGAGAGGAATACAAAAATAAAGATTGTTATATTGAACTGACCCCATTTTTTTAGACAGTTGTTACGCACATTTTAGGCTGAAAGTCTTTGGTGATTTCCAGCCTAATTTTTTTTGTATGCGGTCCTTGTTATAGAACTGAATAAAATCAGTTATTAGTTCTTCCATCATTTGATATGAAAGCAAGCCATGTCTACTAACATTATAATATCCAGACTCTGCTTTCAGTGTACCGAAAAAGTGTTCCATACAGGCATTATCCCAGCAGTTACCGACCCGACTCATGCTCTGAATAAAACCTTTCTCGTTCAACAGTTTTCTGTATTCTGACGCTTTATAAGTATTTCCCTGATCCGAGTGAATCAGAGTATTAGAAATATTACATTTGTCACACAGACTGTTTATTGTATCAACAGCAAGTTCTGTATCAGCATGATTAGACATTCTGAACGCCAGAATCTCATTGTTGAATAAATCCATTACTGCGCTAAGGAATAACCATCCATTTTTTATTTTGAAGTATGAGATATCTGTCACAAGCTTCTGCAACGGTTTATCTGCAGAAAACTCCCTGTTAAGGATATTCTTAGGCAGATTGGCATCATTCTCCTTCAAAGTCTGATAATATCCCTTAGGAAACCGTCTTACACGGTTCTCTACATGAATCCCATACAGATTTGATACCCTCAAAATCCTTTTGTGATTCATTTTTATGCCAAACTGGAGTTTCAGGTAATGAGCTTTTACCTTAGCGCCAGCGTAGCGTAATTGTTTTTCAGGCAGCATTTTTATTATCTCTAGTGTTTCAAGGTCTTTGTCAGTTTTCCTTGTGTTATCTTTCTGATAATAAAATGTTGCTCGGCTTATGCCTGTAATCTTACAAAGAACGCTTATTTTGTATCCTTTTTTATGTAATTCTTTGATTGTTTCGATTGCTGTTTTTTTTTACTTTCTGGAAACCTTATTGCTTCGAGTTTCTTTGCATAAGCTTTCCAGTATTCAGCTTCTGTTTTGTAGTATTCAATATCCTTCTGTTCATCATCGATGATTATCTCGTTTCTGGTTTCCACAGGCAATCCTCTGCCGGTTCTTTGTTGCAAAACCCAATACCTTACGGTATCTCGCTGCAGTCCATATTTGGCTGCTAGAGTTCTGTAACCGACAACTCCTGCCTTGTATTCTGCCAAAACCTTTACTCTCAAGTCAATTGGATAAGGAATTGTAACTCCCATTTTCTAACCTCCAAAAAGTGTCTAACTTTTTGGGGTCAGTTCAGTGCCCCGCGGCAGGGGGGAAGGGGGAAACCTTTTGCGTGCCCACCGTTTTAAGTTGCGACACTCGCGGGAGACACATTATTTTTTTCACGACCAGTTTACAGCGCGAGGCTGACTTTTGGCGGCTTCTGCAAAAAGAGTGCTTACTGCAACTATGGGCCCGCCTGCGGAAACAGGCAGACCACAAAGCGTAGTGCTACTGCGAAGCAGATGCACGAAGCGACTGGGCTGACTGTGCTTGCATTGCTCCTTGCTTGGCCCGAACAAAGGCCCACATGCGAGCTTGCTAGTAAATGCAAACAGTGTGTGAACGAATGAGCAGAATGGAGCGGAACGAAGTGTAGCGGAATTATGCGAATGAGGAGCACTCTGTTTGCTACCTTTCTGGAAGACGGAACGTTGAGACTTCGCTAAGTGTAGTGAGTGGAAGCGGTACGTAGTACGGCTGGAACGAACGGCAATTAACGGCCCCTTTTTTTCTTGTAGTAATGGATTTACACACGATTGTAGTAAAGATTGTAGTAAAATAAAAACATCTCAAAGTAATTCAAAAACTGTCAGTTGCATAATTCCTTATACTGATATAAAATAAAGATATCAAATAGGGAAAGAAGTAGCACTGGATACTTTTGATATAATCTTGGTGACGACTGTTAATCCATGTGTCGCAGGTTCAAAACCTGCATCAGCCGCTTAAGACTTCTGATTGATTTCAGGAGTCTTTTTTTTATTTTAATTCAAATCATAAAACTCAAAAATAATTGCGAGAAACTTCAATAAATATTGATATTTTTTAGGAATTAAATTAGCATACGACTATGTCAAAAAGTATAATTGATCAGTTCTCGAATGGCTGTGTCCGCAGTCTAAAATCATGTTTTTTTATTTTATTTCTTTTGTTCAATTCGATTTTGCATGCGAAAGATTTGCAATCATTTGAATTTTATAATCAAGACTTGAAAGATATTGTTTATGTTCTTTCAATACGCAGTGGCAAATCGATTGTCTGTGATGATACTGTTGTTGGGATGGGGAATTTTTTGTATGTTGCCCAAAATAATGAAGAGAAAAGTTTTGATGAAATTTTTGACGCTTTTCTTTATGCAAACAAACTGTTTGTTACAAAAACAACATCTTTATGGATTGTTTCAAAAGTAAAAATTGACGTTACAAATAATAATAAAATTACTGTAAATAGTTATGAGAGTTCAATCTCTACGATTCTGGAAAAAATATCAGAAAAAATATCAAAATCAATTACATACGAAGTTTTGCCAACACACAAAATTTCGTTGCATATTCAGGATGTTGATTATTTTGATGCAGTAAAACTTATCCTGCAACCATATTCAGAATATGTTGTAACAGAGACAGCCTCTGGATTTCAAATAACAAAAAGGAAAGCAAATAATTATAAAGAAATTCAAACTGATGAAGAAAGAATCTGCGATATAAATTATTCAAACGGTTATTACGATATAAATATACGATAAATAAGGATAAGCCTGTGTTATATAAAAAAATATTTTTACTTATTATTTCATTACTTTTCTATTGTGCAGCACTCTTGATGTATGTTGTAACTCCATTTTTAATTGTGAGAAACTCGAATACCGTATTGTTTGATCCAAATATATTTTGTTGTATTTTTACTATGTTTTCATTTTTCTTTTTGTTTGGGAGATTACAGTTATCAAAAAGGATGAAATTTCCATACATAATTCTTTTTTTTATGACGTACATCACTTTAGTTCTTGGGAATAATAATATATTTGATTTTGTAGTAAAAAAATTAATCAAACATTATGAAAATATTAACATGATAGAATCATATCAATATGAACAATTGTGGAGTATATGGGCAAATGATTTATCAAGAAATTTAATGTATTTATTTGCAGTATTTTATAGCCTTTTGACAACATTGATTTATTTTATATTTGTTAAAATTTTAAGAAAAAAAAACAAAAAAGACAAGAACTCTGATACTATGCCCAAGTTCTTTTAGTTTTCAAAAACTTGAAAAATGCATTTTTTTATTTTCAGTTTATCAAATGAGAATTAAAAACCCCGTAGTTTTCGAAGAAAACTACGGAATCGCTACGCAAGCTCTAGAATGAAAAGCTTTCATCGAAGGAACAAACTTCCATAAAAGAAATAATTGTCAGGAGCTTTTTTGTTTATAAATACAATTCTTCCAAGATGAAAAACCGCAGGCCGCTTCGCCACATAACGTACATTCTGTTCAAACTTTTTACACTGATGTAAAAAGCTGTGCCGAAGCGATATTCAGGAAAAATAAGCAATCATTAGCGATGGTCGATAAGTTTAAGGCGGAAGCGGATGAGAACAAGCTTTCTGTAAATGAAGATATGGCAGAAAACAAGTTTCTTGACGCTGTCACTAAAGGAAAGTTAGCCGCAGTCCTCAACTATGCAGGGTTTGGTTTTGGAGATAGAATAACTACAATGCAGTTGTTTATAAAAGAAAGCTATGAGTATGACAGAAACGGCAACAGGATTAAGTCTGTCACTAAAAATGGGACAATCAATTACAACTATGATGAAGAAAACAGGCTTGTTTCCAGTGGCAGTAACGGCAGAGTTTGTATAAAATACACGTATGACAGGAATGGAAATATGCTGGCAAGGGAATCGGGTCTGAAGTTTGAAAAATATTCATACAGCAGCCGGAACAGGCTTTGCAGTTCACAGATTATAGATAAAAGGGAAAAAACACAATCAGAGAGCCGTTACGCATACGACGCATTCGGCAGGCGAATCCTAGTTCAAGACCGAGATGAGGCTTGTATGAAAAGCATCTACGACGGCTTTACTTTTGATATCATAAAACAAAGCCCGACGTTTGCAAACGGCATGTTTACAGACAGCAATGAGACAGGACTTAGAATAAGCCGCACAGGACGCCCGACAGGCGACCGCTACCGCTATCTTGAGGACGACAAAAACGACGGAAACAGATATTATAATATTGACGATGGCAGTTACAGGACTGTATCCGACAGGTTCAAGGGCAGCAGGAGTGCAGTTTATGTAAACGGAAGCATTGCAGCGCAGAACGCTGATGGAGATGTCTCATATTTCACGACAGACTTACTAGGAAGTGTGAGAGCGACTACAGACAATTCTGCCTTTGAGACAGACACATACACCTACGACGCATTCGGCTCACTTGTACAAGGTGACTTGAGTGGCGCAAAAGACTTAGGCTACTTAGGCAAACAGTTTGACAAGGCAACGGGATTGTACAACTACGGTTACCGAGACTACAAGCCAGATGTCTCAAGGTTCACGACAGTAGACCCAATCAAAGATGGGACAAACTGGTTTGTGTACTGCGATGGTGATTCTGTGAACTTTGTGGATTTGTGGGGGTTAAGCGCAAGTGATGGAGGTAGTAAAAAAACTTTAGTATTAATACTTAGAGAAACCGACGGAGCTGGAAATACATTTAATTCTGATAGTGTTGTTATAAAGGCATACGAACCGTCTGAACCGAAGTGACAGGTGGATTCTGTCTCTGGCAGTTTGCTTTCTTCATTCAATTATGCACAATATACTGCAAATCAAAATAAGGAACAGAAAGCTCTCTGGGGAAAGGCCACTTTTGTTGATGGGCTAGGAGAAAATTCATGCTTACTTGAAGTTGGAGTATATAGCATTTCATCTGAACTGAATAAAACTTCAAGTTTTGTATATGCAAATGTATCATTAGATATATTAAGTGCATCGTTTAATTCTTCAGTGATTGATGGAGGCTTAGGATTTGGCGCTGGAGTAAATGGCGCCTCCATTAGTGGAAAAATGGGAGTTCAATTTAATTTATTTGGATATGATATAAATGTAAATATTGGAGGAGCAGCAGGGTTGACGGCAGGTATTGAAGGAAAATTTGACATTTCAAGCGGTGTCGTTCTTGATTTTGGAGCAATATTAAAACCACGTTTAGAAATTAATTGGAGCAAAAAAGGTAAATGAAAAACTTAATAGTATTTTTTCTGATTTCCATAATAAATGGCATGTTAGATTTTTTTTTATATAAATATAATGCTCAAAATTTTCAAACGAAAGATTTTATGAAACTGCTTATATTATATTTATTTTCTCTTATTACGTATTGGTTCTTTTTTTGTTTTTATTTTGTAGAAGAGAAAATCAGGAACAAAAAAAACAGTATTAGTATAGTTGCAATTATCTTTTCAGTATTAGCATTACTTGTTTGTGCTATCAATATTGTTAATAATCCAATACTTTTTTTTCCTATGATGTATATAATTCCTTTGTTAGGAGTTTCAATTTATTGGCAGTTCTTAAGGAAGTAAATAAATTTTTGTTTTTTAATATAAATACAAATTCGTCAAATGAAATTGTCTAAAAACTGGGAACGGAAGAGGACATAATTTATCCTCTTTAAACTTTTTAAATTTGGTATTGACTAAAGGCAAATTTTAAACAGGCTTGTTTCCAGTGGCAGCAACGGCAGAGTTTGTATAAAATACACGTATGACAGGAATGGAAATATGCTGGCAAGGGAATCGGGTCTGAAGTTTGAAAAATATTCATACAGCAGCCGGAACAGGCTTTGCAGTTCACAGATTATAGATAAAAGGGAAAAAACACAATCAGAGAGCCGTTACGCATACGACGCATTCGGCAGGCGAATCCTAGTTCAAGACCGAGATGAGGCTTGTATGAAAAGCATTTACGACGGGTTTACTTTTGATATCATAAAACAAAGCCCGACGTTTGCAAACGGCATGTTCACAGACAGCAATGAGACAGGACTTAGGATAAGCCGTACAGGACGCCCGACAGGAGACCGCTACCGCTATCTTGAGGACGACAAAAACGACGGAAACAGATATTATAACATCGATGAAGGAAACTACAAAACTGTGAGCAGCCGTTATGTTGGAGAGAGAACGCTTATAAATGTAAACGGAGTAGCCGCTGCCCAAAACGCTGACGGGAATATCTCATACTTTACGACAGACTTACTAGGAAGTGTGAGAGCGACTACAGACAATTCTGCCTTTGAGACAGATACATACGCATACGACGCATTCGGCTCACTTGTACAAGGTGACTTGAGTGGCGCAAAAGACTTAGGCTATCTAGGGAAGCAGTTTGACAAGGCAACAGGATTGTACAACTACGGTTACCGAGACTACAAGCCAGATGTCGCAAGGTTTACGACCCAGGACCCAATCCGTGATGGAATGAACTGGTATGCTTATTGTGGTGGAGATCCGATAAATTACATAGACGAAAATGGATTAGAAGCCACAGATAAGAAGAAGCCTGCTATTTATCCAACTGCAGGCAATGCTTTTAATCTTGATTTTGGTCGAGATTATTCTAACATGGCAGTTCAAAATTTTAAGAATGGGCATCCAATTCTTGGTACAATTCAAATGTTGGATTCAGCTTGCGAAATTGTATATGACTTGGCTGCAGCATATGAATGTGCTCAAGGTATAGGTGCTGCCATTGAAGGTGTAACAGCGTTAGTATCTACAGGTTCTGTAAATTCTGGTATAGAGACTATAAAAAATTATGGTCCTATGAACAAAGGACCATTACCTGATGGAATGGCAAATACTTTTAGGGGTGGATCTTATAGCCAAGTAACATTACAATCTGATTTAACTTTATATAGAGTTTATGGCGGAACAGCAGAACAATTAGGTAGCTATTGGACTAAAACTGCTCCTAAAGGTCCTCTACAATCTACAATAGATTTAGCATTAAAGCCAGAATGGGGTAATACAGCAGAAAATGTTGTAAAAATAAATGTCCCTGCTGGAACTACTATATTTGAGGGCTTTGCAGAAAGTCAAGGAGGTTTTCTTCTTGGTGGTGGAAGTCAGGTTGTAATTCCAAATGTAGATCCTAGTTGGGTGGTAAAATAATGAACGGTTTTGAAAATATACAAATAAGTTCTCCAGATGAATTAAAAAAAATATTTCTTTTGATAGCTCAGAAAGAAAAAGAAGGTAAGATTACTCAAATAATAAATGAAAATGATTTATTTTGTACTAAAATTAGTATAAGTGAAATTTTAGATAAGAAAAAAAATCCAGATTTTATCAGATATTATTTTCAGGATTTGATAGACAACAATAAATATTTACTATCAGTGGAAACATATCATGGAATTGGAGGCTCTTTAGAAAAACTTGATGGATAA